ATTACTGTCCTCCCTCTGCTTGCTTGAGTAGTTGCTTGATGCGATTAAGCTCTTGCAACTTTTTCTTGTCTGTGCCAGCTTTACGCTCAAGAGCTGGCAAGGTATCGCGAGTAATTGGCCCGTTGACCCAGTCTAACTTTTCATATATCTCAAGCGATTTTTTTGCGGCTTTTGCAGATTCTGTATTGCGTGTTTTGGCAATACCGTCTTGCAGCTGAGCTAGGATCTGACGCGGTGTCAGTGTCTTTCCTTCAGCAGCAGCAGCGGCTTGTATCTGAAATGCTTGCGACTGCAGCTCGTTGCGGCGCTTGAACTCCTCACCTTTAGGGTCAATCACCACCACGCTGCCGGGTATTACAGGAATGCCAGCAAGCTGAGAGATGCCGCGATCAAGCTCTGAGCTGTCGCGACGGTCTTCACTGTTGAGTAATTTAAGCGCCGTCACTGCATCTTTGCCGGTGATGCCTTTGCCGACCAATGACCAGATTTGGTCTGGCCGTGTGATGGTGTTGTTGTAAATGCCGGATATCAGGTTGAAGTTAATAGCCGCGTCACCGTCACCGCTTGGAGCCAATAGATCCTTGAGGGTTCCAATAGGCACAGATCCCGGCGGCAAAGCATTGAGCTGGGCAATGAGCTGCGTCTTCTTGGGACTACCATCTGGCAGCGGAAAAATCTGCTCCAACAAGTTAATGGCCTCCACTTCGCCAGCTCGCTTGGTATCCGCAATCTTGGCATCCGCAATTGACTTCTTATTGTTGACAGCCACCATGAAGTTGGCAGTTACCTTAGCCACGGCATCAAAATCGTTCACGATCAGATCTTTGAGCACTGGGCTCATAACGCCAATATCTCCAGACTGAATCTTTTTCAATGTCAAATCTGGATCAACCATATTTTCTGGGGCCATCAATGCCTTGGTCACACCATTGATTTTGGCATTGCGTAAGACCACTTCAAACTTGGTGCTGTATTCAGTTTGCAGCGCCTTGTCGCCTAGCAGCAAGGACTGTGTCAGCACATTCTTGCGAAACACATCAGCGAGCTCGTCAATAGATCGTTGCTGGCCATTGGCATCAGTCCAACTTCCTTGCGAAACAGTTGCTTCAATTAGTCTGGTAGTGTTATCAAAGTCAGAATCAAACTTTGCAATACGTTGTGCTTTGGCTCGGTCGAGCTCAGCTTTGTAGGCTGCATTGAGCACGGTGTTGCCATGCGTAGCCATAGTCGCTCTAAATTTAATTGCCGCTTCTGGATCAATGTTTGCCAGTGATTTTGCATACCCGCTTGACATGGTTGCAATCTTGGCTTGCACTTGATTGGAGTTCATGCTTCCAGTCTCGACTTCTGCCAATAATTTTGTCAGCTCATTGCGACCTTCAATTTCAAAATGGCCAGACAACTCAAGGCTGCGAGCCTTGGCCACCGCTTTAGCAAAATAACCTGCCGCGTTTACAGTTGGTATTTGAGCGGTTTGGCCATCAGGCCCCATGAACCAACCTTCTGGGTTGATGCCATCTTTAGCCAGCTGCACTTGTTGAGATGTCAGTGGGTTTTGCGCAGCAAATTGCAAGCCTTCTTGCTGGCGCAATTCTGCTGCAGCTTGAAATGTATTTGCGCTCATGCGATCAAGAATTTGCGCCATTTGGCTTGCGCCTTGTGCAGCCACACGCGGCCCAATGTAGTCAACCTGCTGTGGTTGCACTTGCACCATCGGCACTGAGCCAGCGCCGCGTATTTGGATTTGTCCTGATTCAATTCTTGGTGTGGCCATGGCTTATGTATCCGTAATTGTTTTGTATCCTTGGGCCGCAGCTTGGGACAGTGTTGCCCCAGCAAGAATACCCCCGGCTCTGCGAGCTGCAGTGCCAGCAAAGCTGAGCTGTCCAGCTTGGCTTCTTGCGCTGTACAAGCTAATCATGTTTTGGTAGTCCGTGGATTGCAACATGGCGCTGGCATCTTCAAATCCCATGACCCGCGCAGTCAATGCATTCAGATCAGCAATGCCAACATCACGCATGGTGGCGGCCACATTCTCTCGCTGCACCGCTTGTATAGATCCTTCACCCAACACAACACCACTTGCAGCCGCTCTTGCTCGCATAGCTGCGTTGGTAGCTCGCATGTTTTTAAGTAAACCATTGCCGGCAATCGTGTAGTTTTGCGCTTCCATTTCGGCACGCTTGAGTGTGCGCCCAGCTTGGATGGTGGCGTACTGCTCTGACATTTCAGCACGCACCTCGGCCACCGCCAACGTGTCACGCGCTTGCAGCATGTAGCTAGTCTGCTGGTTAATTGCTGCGGCTTTTTGTGCCTCTGATGCACCATATGCGCTAATTATTCCGGCAACACCAGCCATCTGCCCACCACTAACAGAAAAGTCTTTACTCATTAAGTAAGTAACAGCGCCGCCAGTAATTGATCTTGATGTGTCTACTGCCATGTTATGTTCCTGAGAAAACAGCTACGCGGTAATCCAAGCCAAGCAGGTTCATCTTGACCGGCAAGTCTTGCTCCACCTCAATCGATTGCTCGCGGCTGTAGCCGAGCACACCATTGACCCGCTTGATGCCGGTGAACTCTGGTATGGGGTCATCCAGCAGCGGGTTGTCAAACAACCGAAACGCCACAGGCTGGTCGTTGATGATCAGGTTTTGTGTCTCATTGACAACCGCGCTGATCTCCACAATGCGCTTCTTAAACGACACCCGGCTGCCAGTCTGCAGCTTGACCTCGGCAGGCATGGTCTTGACGTAGACGGTGATTGGCAGGCCAACCTCATAGCTGGTCACTGACTCGCGGTCAAAGGTCACGGCCCCACCAGCACTTACTGTCTCATTGCCTTGTGGGGAGCCATCACAGATCACGTTCAGTGACTTGCCAATATGAGGCAATCCGCTGCCGACACCGCCAGCAGAGGCACCAACAAAAGCACAGTCGGTGAAATACTCATAGCCAAAGAGCTCAATGAAGTACCTATCAACGCTGTTGAACGTGCGCTTGGTCACCACATAGATGGCGTTCACATCCACGCCCACATCGATGTAAGAGCCATCTGTGATGAACTCAGATGGGCTGGTCACTTGCTGGCTGCGCATGATGCTGAACGCCGCCATGGTGCCGTCATCTGTATTGGTCATCAATAGCAAGTCGGCTTCCTCTGTGCTTGATGCCTTGCGCAAAGCCACGCGCTGCGGCCCCTTGAGCAGGTGGCCAGACAGCAGCGAGATGCGCTGGGTGATGTAGGTCAGCTGCGTGTCGTTAAACACAAACTCGTTGAGTGACTTGCCTTGGCGCTGGATGTAGATTGATCCAGACTCAACCGACTGCACGCGGGTGCCTGCCTTGATACCGTTGCGGCTCACGTTCTTGAATGTAAAGGTCAGCGGTGTGATTGGGTCGGTGCCCTGCTGCGGCACAAAGAACTCACCGCCAGAGGTGAACACTTGGAAGTCACGCGAGCTGATGATGTCGGTGATCACGTTCAAGTCGTTGGTGTCCAGCGTGGCCTCGACCGCGTCATCGTCCAGCGACTCGCTTGGCACAAAGTCAAAGAACAGGCCGATCTTGGAACCCCAGATCGTGGATGGCCGCGACTTGCTGCCACCAAAGTAAAGCCTGCCTTCATGGAAAGTCACAGTGCGTGGCCAGCCCTTGCCTGAGCTCCACACATCCACATACCCGTGCTCAAGCTCCCAGCGGCCTGCATCAATGGTTGTTGTGTTGAAGAACGGGTACTCGGTCACCACCTCAACCACCGTGGCTGAGACATACCGCACAATCCTTGCGCGGCCCTGCGGCTGCACATTGATGTACTGGTTGACAGACAGGGCTGAGAACGTGGTTGTGGTGTAGGTGCTTGTGCCGTCTGGCGTGACCGTCCACGCTTCCTCCACCGTGGCCACCTTGGTGGTGCCGTTGTAGTCCTCAATCAGCCGCGTTTGGCCAGAGCCTGTGCCGCCGGTGATGTTGACGTACATGCCGTTGTAGATGTCATCGGTCGAACTTGCGGTTGCTTTGAGCGTCACCGTCAGGCTGGTGCCTGCCTGCAATGTGCCAGAGTCATGGTGCGTTGTTGATGCCGTCAGCGTCACATTACCCGACACGGCAGACGGGGTCAGCGTTGATCCAGTGTTGGTGTGGAAGTCAATGTCGTAGGCGTACTTGGGTATTGAATCAAATGTGATTGATGTGGCCGTCCAAGCGGTGTCGCTGGTGCGAGTGATGCGCACCGGCTGCAGATCTGGATGCACTGCGATCAATGTGTCGGCAGACTGCGTCCAGCACATATCGTCAACGATAGAGCTGCCAATGGTGGTGGTTAGGTAGTTGTTGCCGGTGCCGTTGATGTTGGACTGCACCACACCGTTCTTGACGACATACATGCGGTTGTGGGTAAAACACAGCATGTAGCTGTCGTCCACAGAAAACTGGAACGACACCAAGCGCACGCCGTTGCCAGCAGACTCGGTGCCAGTGTGTGGCAGCGCAAAGATGTGTTTGCTGCCGGGTCTGCGGCGTAGGCCACCTTGGGGCTGGATCAGCACGTTGGTGGCCTTGGCCAGCGCATTGCCGTAAGCGGCCAAGTCAACCCGCGCACGCAGCAAAGGGTCAAGCTCGCCTGTCGCAAAGTTGGTGGTGAACTCTACAAAGCGTGGCATCAGTTTCTCACCGCAATCAAGCTGTAGTCTTCAATGATGCGCACTGGGTTGTTCTGGCCATCAATTTGCATGGCTTGGCGCATGTAGCCGCCACGGCCATTCTCTGACGGGTCGCCAGTGGCCACACGCTGCCATCTGGCAGACTTGTCTTGCTGCTCGGTGATGGTTTCAGCAACGTGCCAAGCCACCATGTATTTGAGCAGCTGTACAAAGTACTGCGGCATTGCAAACTCTGGGACGCTGAATTGGTAGTCAATGTAAACGCTGGTCAGGTTGGTGAGCAGCTTGTCGCCTTGGATCTCCCAGTCCTTTTGCACTGGGCTGCCAGAGTTGGCGCTGTTGTACACAGCGCGGGGGTTGGCCAGTTTGTCGCCCGGCAGCTGGTATTCGTAGCGCCAGACAGTTGTTGGGGTGGTGATGAGCTGAGCCAGCTGCACCTTCTTCATGCCAAAGCTCCACGGGTACATAACCAAGGTGGAGTCGCGGATGTCTGGGTAGAGTCGGTCGCAAACGCTTGACTCATCAGTGCCGTCGTTAAAAGACGAAATAGCCTTGGCTCCAATCAAGAGCAAGGCATCAGAACATATCGATACACCAGTGTCACCAGCAGCCATTTGAACCTCTCAATGTGAGAAGGGCCAGCCTCCGAGAATCCCCAGAAGCTGGCCCAGTTGACTGACCACCAATTAGTCGGTGTCAGTTGCGCTCACGGTGGTGCCGTCAGCAATGTCAACCACACCAGCTGAAGACACGGCATTGACGTAAGTCAACACCAAGCTAGGGGTAGTGGAGTCATAGACAAAGATGATGTCACCGACCTTCAACAGCGATGCAATGCTGTCGAAGTAGCTCACGGTGTTAACCGTGGCTTGGGTATCTGCGGTTTTGTACAGATACATGCTGGGTGCGTTGCCAGATTTGGCAGCGCATACGGTCACAAGACCAGTGCTTGAAAATGCCATGTCAGTCTCCTAGATTAAGTTTCACGGCAGGTGATCTTGACGATACCTTCATCGTCAATGGCAACAGCGCCAGCACTGAAGACCTCGTTCACCAACCAAGAAGTCTTCTCGGCGATGTAGTTGATCTCGGTACGCATGGCGATACCTTCACCGTAGCCCACGGCATCCTTGTGGAATGCGTAGCAGGTGCGGTCAAGAGAGCCGTCAATTGGCAAGCCACCTTCAGAGCGGTCACCCAACACATGGAATGTGAATCCCAAGAAGGTGTTGAGCTCGCCTTGCACCAATGCTTTCACACTGTTGAAGTCGGAGCTGGTCACGCTGGTTTCGGACAACAAGTTGGCCAAACCATTGCCATGGATGATGATGTTGCGACCATCAGGCGGCACATTGTTTTTGTCCATTAAGCGCTTAGCTTCGCGCAGCTTGGCAATGTTCATGTTGGTATTTGCACCACCAATGCTGTTGGCAACGGTCAAGCTGGTGCTGGATGCATTGAGTGCGTCCAGAATCATTTGGTCTTGACGACGGCCCATAGCGCCAGCAACAACTTGCACCAATTCTTGGCGCTCATCGAAGTTGACCTTGGCTTGGCTGAAGATGTCGCTGTACTCTGCAGCGTTGTAGTCAGCCAATGTCAAAGTGACAGAGCTGAAGCCAACATTCAGAGGGGTGACATCGGATTGGGGTACGCGAATAGTCGCAACACCCTTGCCCACTTTGGGGAACTTGACAGTTGAACCTTCGACTCCACGACGCTGGCGAACCGCCGGAACCAACATTGCCTTACCTTGGTAGGCTTGTTTGACTTCCGCGTCGAAGAGAGTAACGAAGGCATTGCTTAAAGAAATGCTCATTGGGATACCTCATTCGGTTGTTGAAAAACAGGGTTCTCGCGCCGGTAAGCCTGATAGTCAGGGCCGAATGCTTGCTGGTATCGCCAGCCAATCGTCTGCATCTCGCAGTGGTCAGGGTCGGTTGCCCGGTAGGCCTTGGCCGGATTGTATGACTTTTTTGCCACAACGCAATAGGTAGGTTTGGGTGTTGCACAAAAAAGACCCAGCCGAAGCTGGGTCAAGGGCAACTGCTTGCCTTGGAGAGATTACTTAAAACTTGCTTGGAACATCTTCTCGACCTTGGTGCGGTAGCCGGGATCGGTCTTGTAGCGCGGATCGTTGACCATCTGGTAGAGCTCATCCTTGCTGGGTGCGCCCTCAAGCGGGGCGCTCTGGGTTGGCACTCTGCCCTCATAGGCTTCGCGCACCTTCATCAAAGCGGTGATGCCGCGAGCGGTGCCACCCATGATCTTGAACTCTTCAAAGTCATCCTTTGACCAGACACCCTTGTTGACCAAGCCGCGAGCCCAGTCCACCATGCCGTTGACGATTGCGCCACCATTGGGGCCCAGCTGCTTCATCTCGGCTGCCGGGTCAACCATGTCGCCTTGCATCAACTCACGCGCTTGGGTTTGCAGGTTGCCCACCAAGTCATCAAATGCAGCCTGCGACAGACCGTTTTCCTTGGCCCAGCCTGACAGGGTAGTGGCGATGGGGTTGGTTTCAGCTTCTTCGCCAAAGGCCTTGAGGTCGTACTTGCCGTCTGCTGGCGCTTTGTGCTTGCCTTGGCTGATTTGCTTGCGCAGATCCGACCAGCTCTTGGCAATGCCTTCTAGGTCGGGCTCGTTGGAGTCCTTCTTCCAGAAGTTTTCTGGCCAAAAGTCTGGCCGCTCTAGGGGATCATCATCGCCTGTTGGCGCTGAGCTGGTCGCCGCAGTTGTGTCAGATCGGTGGTCAATCTCTACGGCTTGGGGATTGGTCGGGGTGGTTTGGTCGCTCACTTGCACGTTGTCAAGTAGGCCGGTTCCACCGGGCTCGACGGTTGCTGTGTCTGTCATAGTTTCCTTGCTTGTTGAATCCGCACCTCAATGTCCCTCACCACCGTCCTTTGCCCTTCGGCAAAGAAGGCGTGTGAAGGGTCTGTGCCCGGCACGGCGATGGGCACATTCACATACATGAGCTGCAACCACTGCAGCAGCTTTTGGCCATCTTCAGAGCCAAACACCCGCAGCGTCAGCTTGGCCAGATCCTCGCGTTTTTGATCAACCTCGCGGATGTCGCTTGGCTGGCCAATAGCTTCTAGTTCTTCCCAGCTCATTTTTCTGGCATCTCCATCATTTCGTCTTCATCAGCAAATGGCGACATGCCAGACTTGATGCGCATCTTGGCGTGTTCGTAGGCCTTGTCCATGATGGATGGCGGCATATTTGTGAAGAATGATTTGCTCTCCACATCTGTGCTCAATAAGTAATTCAGTTCTTTTTTGGTAAGGGTTGGGACAATTAAAGGTATTTCCAACTCCTTGCCGTCCATGCCAACGCCTACAGATATCTCTGTCGACACATCGCCATTGGATCTCTTTAGCTCGCCAAAGTAACCCATACCTTTTTTCTCACCGCTTGGTCGGTTTCCATAATCCATCACATTGCTCCTTCTGGTGCGGGTAGCGCTTGCATGCCAGCACCAGCTTGGGCCTGCATGGCCATGGCTTGTGCGATAGCTTGCTGCTGTTGCTGATTTCTCATCTCTTCCATGAGCACGGCACGCTCGGCTGCGGTGTTGCGCACGGCTGCTGGCACACCCAGCTTGTCGGCCAGATAGTCCACCAGCATGTCGGTCTTGATAGCGAGCTGGCCGTCGGTGCCCAAGCTCTGGCTGATCTGCATGTATTGCATGATGGCGTTGACCTCTTCCATGTTTTGCGCCATGGCCAGCGGCGCCACTGGGGTGACCTTGACTTCCAAGCCATTGACCCGCAGCGGCATGTCAATCAAGCCACGCTCGTCCATCACTTCCAAGATCTTGGCGGTGACGGGGATCATGGTTTCGTTGATCAAGCGGCCAAAGGCAGAGCCAAGGTTCTGGGCCAACTCCTTCATGCGCTCGACGATCTCGGTGGCTGAACGGGCTGACATGTTGTCTGGCGGCAGCGATTCATCCAGCAAGATCCGCTTAATGCTTGCCGTCATGTCGTTGATCACCAGCTGGCTCACGTTGAAGTCGCCAGAGCGGGGCAGGGCCAGCAGGGCTGGGCCTTGTGAGCCGCCATTGCGAGCAACTGGAATGATGGCACCCGGCACAATCTTGACCGTGTTGGGGTTGAGCACACCATCATCTGCAGCGGTGTAGACACCCGCCACGGCCAGCGATGCGTTCTTGAGCAGCAGCTCTTTGACCTTGTTGAGCGTCTTGATATCGGGCAGGGCAGTCATCAATGGGCCACGGCCATAGATTTCACCAGCCACTTTCATGTAGCGCGATATCACCCAAGGGCTCATCTTGCGACGGCGGTAGACAATCTCTGTCTTGGATACCTTGTCAATAACGTGGTAGCAGTAGTCGCCACGCTTGTGGTCGTAGATGGTGGCTTCCAGCAACTCAATGTCATCGGTCGGCTTGTTCTCAATGCGGCGCTGTAGATCGTCTGATATATCGGCATCTGGCCACTGGCGTTGAATGCTTTCACCCTTCATGCGCATGCGGCGGTAGACGTTGTCCACTTGGCCATTGGCCCCCTCCTCGTAGCTCACCAAGAACAGGGGCACGGGGATAAAGTTGAGTGGCTGCACATCGTCGCCGGGCTGCACCATCATGCAGGCGGTGCCGACCGCCAGATCCAGCAAGAACTCGCCCATGGCAATGTCAAAGTTGGACTGGTTCAGCATGGTGAACATCTTGTCCTGATAGACCTCAAGCACGGCCTGCGCTTGCTGCTTCTTATCTGGCGGGATATCCGAGCCAGCTTCCAGCTTGGCCCACTTGCGCTGTGGCGGGAAGACGACAGACTGCAGCCGGTTGGCAAAGCGCTGGGTGGAGTTGATGGCGGTCGAATCAAACACGCGCTGCATCTTCTTGCTGCCAGTCGCGCCACCTTCCCACACACCGTAGAGCTGGCGCTGGGGCAGGGCAAATTCGTAGGCATCTTGGTACAGCTGCTGGAATTCATCCTTCTTGGCTTGGGCAGCAACCTGCCGCTTCAAGATTTGCTCTGGTGTCAGGCGCATGCCGCCGGGTGTGTTCTTGTCGTATTCCATATCAATCCTTTTGCAATTCGTACTTCTCCAACATGTTGCGGCCTTTGGCTGCCAGCTTTGCAGCTGCGCCAGCTGTGCGCGGCACCGGCTCACCCCACGCATTGGCTGCCAGCGCCAGCCGGGTGGGCTCGCCCTTGTCATCCACCAGTGGGCCGCTTGGGTTGGTGTAAAAACGGGTAAGGAACGATCCTTTGCGACGCAGTGCTTGGCCTACTGGGCTCTTGTCTTTGACACCCGGCTGCAGGTTGCCGCTTTCACCAGAGCTTTCAAACTTGCGCCGACCGGCTTCGGTCAGCCCACCCTCTGGATCCTTGTACTTGCTCACTTCTTTTCTCGCGCCGCAGCCATGTTGTCAACCAAGTTGGGATAAGGTCGGCCAGCCTTGGCAGCGCGGCGCATGGCGTTGCGCTTCTCAGCTGACGACATCTCCTTTGGCTTGCCAAGATCTTTTGGCCGGGGCTTGTCCCAGACTTCTTTCATTTCTTTTCAGCCTTGGACATGGCAATGGCCACGGCTTGCTTTTGGCTTGTGACCTTGTCGCCACTTGAGCTCTTGAGCTTGCCAGCCTTGTATTCGCGCATGGTCTTGGCGACTTTGTCTTTCATCTTGTCTGCTTTCATGTCGTAGTGTCCGGGCATTATTCAGCTCCTCTTAACATTGGTCTGGTTATCTTGCGAGAAACGGCACCGCGCCTTGCGGCCTTGCGTTCGCCCACCTCTCGCTTGAACTCGCTCTCTGCTGCAGCACGCTTGGTGCCGAACTCGCCTTCGTCAAACTTTTCTACCTCTGGCGCAACTGGCGCGGTTGGCAGCGCAGGTGCTTTTTCGGTGAACGTGGGGATTGGTTTTGGTTCGTAGTAGGTATATGGCTCGCGCTTGGTTTCATAGCCAGCAAGGCCAAACAGACCCCAGCGTGGTGTTTTGGTTTCTTTAATTGCTGTGCGCTCAATGACAGGATTTTTTTCCAGCTCGGCCAGCGTGGCGGTGTACTCATCCAGCTTCTTTTGGTAAGCAGACTTCTGCGCTTCGTAGGTTGGAAGCAGCGACTCTTTGTATGTGGCCATCTGCTCTTCAAAAGGCTTCATCTTCTCGGCCACGCCAGTTTGGTACCCAGCAAATGCGGTTTGGTACTCGCCGGTCAGCGCATCGATGTTGGCTTTGTACTGCTTGGCCAAGCGGTCAATGTCAGATGTGCTGCGCCGGGCGATCTGGCGTTGTTTGAATTGGGGCAGTGTGGCCATTACTGGATCCTCATGCCTGCGCTGCCGAGATCCATGCCTAGACCAAGCTCGGCATCCATGCGCTCGCCTGAGAGAAGAGATCTGCGGCCACCACGGGTGCGAGCTCTGAGTGCGGATGCCTCGGCAGCTGCAGCTTTGCGGCGCTCTTCGTCGGCAGCATCTTGCACTTCTTTGGCCTTGCGTTCCATTTCCAGCTTGTTGGTCTGGTAGTTTTGCTGCGATGTTGCAAACTGCTCACGGGCAATCTGGGCCTGCTGCTCAAGGGACGCGCCTTGCTTGGCATACTCAGCGGTTTGCTTGGACAACTCAAGTCGCATGGCTGCTTGGTCAGAGGCCTGCTGAGCCAGCATGGTGCGCTGGTCATTCTCAGCTTGTTGGCGTGATTTACGCGCCTCATTAGCGTTGTATGCAGTGCTTAGAACGATGGCACCAGAGATGAAATAGCTCATTTAATTACCTCCTTAAATTCATAGACTTCCATGCCCAGCTCAGCGTATTCCATTGCGGTGAACATGTCTTCCAATGTTTTGATGTCTGTCTCGTCGGTTGGATTTGGATGAATGGTTGTCCAGATCGCGTCCTCATGGGTATGAACCACCCGCTTGGTTCCGGGCTCAGAAATAAATGACGCTGGCGCTGTGTGTGTTTCCAACCCAAACTCGGTGTAGCAAGTGATGCTGCCTTGGCTGATGATGTTGAAATGGCGATGGCGGTGGATCCTGCCTACCACCACCGTGCCAGCAGGCAGATGGATCTCACGCGCATAGATTCCGGGTGCAAGCCAATGCTTGAGAGGCGGGGATTCATCCATGCGCTCACCATCTGGCAGCGCTTGACAAGCCTTTTGAATAGCCATGATCTTCTGCCGCGCCACTGGTGCAGGCAGATTTGCTTTGGGCATTTCAATGATGGCTGTACTCATACCAACAGATTCTAATGAGCTTTGTACAAGGGGCAATGGCTGTATATCGTGGCGATATCTCTCATGCAAACACATCAAAGTCGGTGCTGGCGCTGGACTGGCCCATGGGTCTGCCGCCAAGCTGGTGGGTGCGGGTCATGCGGTTGTATTCGCCACCGCCAAGCATCAGGTAGCCGAAGGAGTCACCAATGTGTGAGTGCTCGTTCTTGTTTGGCGCGTCGCGAAAGCGCTCTTGGCCAGCGCCGACCGCCACCCGCTTGAAGTGGTAGCCACCGGCAAGCGCTTTGCGCAGCAGCTTGCACTCGCGGTTGACAATAAGCCCCGGCTTGCCTTGAATCAGCCGCTGCATGGGCGCGGCAGAGGCCTCGCGGCGCACCTTGAAGTCGTTGCTGGCCGTGGGTTGAGCTCGCAGCCCCAAGGTTTTCAAGTGATCAAAGGCAGTCGTCTCGTAAATGGTTTCTCTGGCCATACCTGCCGGGTCGCCCCAGACCAAAACTTGGTGATTAGGGTAGCGCTGGTTCAGTTCACCCAGCAGCTGGTGGCCAAAGCGCTCCAATCCCATGTCAAAGGTCACAATTTCTTGGTGAATCAGCCACCGACCGTTGGGCAAGCGCTGGCCAATGGTCGCAGCAGGGGTCAATCCGAAGTCAAGCCCCACCTGTATGGGCACATTGGGTTCAATTTCGGTGTCGCCGGACATGGTACTGTCCTCGTATTCCGGCCAAACAGGCCTACCTTCTTGGACATAGGTGTATTCGCCACCGGCATAGCAGCGGATCCAGTCCAAATTCTTGCCAAGCAGCATTTGCTGGTAGTAGCCGGGTGGCAGGTTGTGGACATTCTCGGCCTTGGGGTTGACTTTCCACCACTTGCCCGACGCAAAGATGTGGTCATTGGCCTCTGGGTTCTCAGGCAAGTCTTCAACATCCACAGGCACCACACCGCCGGGCTGCTTGAAGAACTTCCAAGCGTACTGGCCAGTCATCTTCTCCTTCTCGGCCATGCGGTGCCACCAATGGTCATCATCCATGGGGTTGGTGTCCATCCAGATGCCGTGCCAAGTAGCGCCGCCATCGCGCTTGGTGGGGTATCGGCCAACCCGGTGGGTCAAGCCATCAATCACAGCCTTGGGAAGCTCACGCGCCTCGTTCACCCAAGCACCTGTCAGCTCCAAGGACAGCAGCTTCCTGACATCTTTGGGTTGATCAAGGGCAAGGAATATCACCTCGCAGTCAATCCCAGCGGCACCCTCACGGGCAGGCAAGCGGATGTGGTGGGTGATGGGCGGTGTCCACAGCATGGGGCCAAAGGTTGACTCAGGAAAGAGATCCAGCCATGTCTTGATGGTTGTCGTCTTCAGCATGGGGTAGCTGTTTCGGACAATGGCCCAGCGTGAATACCTGACGTTGTCAATCGGGCTGGCTTTTTGCTGCACCGCCTTGATGAAGATCTTGGCTGCGCACCCGTAGCTCTTGCCCGAGCCCACCGGCCCCATGATCCCTTGCACAAAGTTCTTGCTCTGGATGAAGTCGTAGATCACTGGCGACTCGCTGAAGTCTAGGTTCAGACCCGCCATCGGCACGCTCTTGTCGGACATCTCTTTGGTACGGCTCATCTTGTTGCTCCAGTCTTTTAATTTGTCTCTTGCGCCACATGATTCTTTTGCTTGAGTTTGGCTTCAATGCTCTTTGCAAATGATGTGACCATAGTCATGGTGCTTCTGTCGGGTTTTGTGGCTTCTTCCCACAAATTCCTAATTTCTTCTCCCTCTAGCCCTACCCATGTGCGCTGTGCTGGCGCTTGCATTGCGTATTGACACATACACCCTTGCAATATGCTTGAGTGAAGACCTGCTACCTTTCCGCAGTTTGGACAAGTGTTCATGTGTTCTTATTCCTGAGTTTGTCTTCTGCCCACCACACTGCTGACTGCCATGCTTGTTCAGTAACCCACGATTCTTTCCAGCCCTGTGCAATCTCCTCATCCGTCAGCCCTACCCATGCGGATGGCTTGCCAGACGATTCGCTGCGCTGTGGTGGGGTACAAGTGTGAATGTCCTTTGTACGTTTGCCGCATCGTGAGCAAAAGTTCTGCTCTGTGCGCTGTGCCAAGGCTTCTTTGATGGCAGCTATGGCTTCTTCTGTTTGTTTATTGATTGGGTCAACATCAAAACAACCAGAATAATAGCCATCCATGCAGTACACCAATCCTCCTTTAGTGCCAGTTCCGTTGATAAGTTGGTCGTTTGCTTCCAACGCCTCAAGCGCCATGCGTAATGCTTCTTGTGTCATGCTTCCCCCCTTGGTGCCACAACATTGATATCAATCACACTCGGCTTCTCATTGCCGTCGTCAGGGTTGTCAAGCAGACCACTGGCCTTGGCCAGCAGCCTCAAGACTCCCACCTTGTCATACAGCTCAATGTCCAGCGTGGAGTACACATTGCCATCAGAGTCCTTCTTGCTGTTGACCTTGATGCTCTTGATCGCATGCAGCGCGTGCTCAGGTATATCGCTAGACCTCTTCACCGTCACATTGCCCTGCTCATCCCAGCTCATGATGTCTGTCAGCTTGGTGTTGGCCATGCTCAGCAACGCATAAGCCACGGCCTCCTTGTTGGCCATGATGGTGCTTGAGCGCTCCAGCCTGCGCTGCACAGACCTCACCCCGCCCCAGTTGGTCAGGGGTGGGATCACGGTTGACTTAACCCGTGCCATCAGAACGGTATATCGTCATCATTGTCCGGCACCGCAGGCTTGGGGCTCGGCTGGGGAGCAGCAAACACAGGCGCAGCAGCAGCCACAGACCCAGAGCTGCTCATCTTGGCCTTGCCCACCTTGATCTTGAACCAAGCCCCGCCGTCAGGCTTCTTGTTGACGTAGATGTCCAAGAAGTGCTTCGTGCCATCAGGCATCACAAACGTGCCCTTGTAGTCGCCATGCCACGCCTCAGTCTTCTCAGCGTTCTTCCACGCCTTGCCCTCACTGGGCTTGATCTCATTGTCGTTTGTCATAAAAGTCCTTTACATGATTGTCGTTGAAAAAGTAGGGAAAAGCCCCCAAGAAAAAAGAAGGGAAAATTTTGGAGTGGGCCCCGTACGCTACGGTGTGGGGTGGGGGGCAAGGGTCGCGTTCCTTGCGCGTCGTCGGGCGCGGATCGCCTGCGCACCCGCTGGCGCATATGCAAGCCTGACCCTGCTAGCAGCCAGACACGCATCGATCTGCCAGCCCTGTACAAAATCCATACGTTCGTATGCTGGTTGGACAGACCGAATTACAAGCCCTACAACACGCTGACAGGTCGAGTGGCTACCCTTACCTAGACCAGCCTGTGATCGTGGCTGCAAGGCTGGTTCCTGTGGCTTGGCGGGGTATCCAATCATCTGGCATCTGCCTGCAACTGCCTGATCCCTGCCATCAGGACTGCCGAGCTGGGCTTGATGCCCTCGGCTGCGTACAGCGGCAGCAGCGTGTCGAGGCAGTCTCGGATCTGCTGTGCAGACATGCCGTCGCTGACAAGTTGTTGCAGATCTTGGTTGTGCAGAACAGACATGTTGTCTTCTTCTTTTAAGTAAACTTCTTCACATGTTGTCTTGTTCTTGTGTTCTCTACAACCCTCAGAGGTTGTGCCATAAACGCCTTTAGGTTGTATCTGGACAGAGTTATCCACAGGCACTGGTTGTGCCTGTTTGCTGTCTTGTTGTACAACCTCTGGAGGTTGTGCCTGTGATCCCTTGGCTTGTGCCTTTTTGATGGCTGCTTTCATGTTCCTGACTGTGACTGTTTCGCCTTGTTTGGGCATGGTTGTGTACCTCTTGATTGGTTGCTTGAGTGCTTTGCTGATTGCTTGGGCGACTCTGCGCTGGCCCTCTGGATCTGGTTTGTCTGCTTCCATTGCTTGCTGCTCCTTCATGTAGGGTGGTCTGGTGTCTTCGATGCTGCTGGTGATGCTGACTGCGTCCTCGGCACTGATGCTTGGGTCGAAGATGACACGCCATGTGGTGTGCCTTGCGCCGGGCATGGGCTTCTTAAGTACCTCTAGGTAGCCTGCTTTGATCAGCTTGACTAGGTGCTTGCTGATGGCTTGCTGGCTGATGCCCAGCCTGTCTGCCATGGTCTTTTGGCCAACCCATGTAATCCCAGACCGGTTCATGTAGCTGCATATCAGGATGAATGACCTGATCATGCCGGGTGTTAGATCCTTGTCTGTGCAGGCTCGGATCGGTATGACCGCGATCTTGCGCTGATCAGGTGCCAGCGGCTCTTCCTTGATCTTGGGCTTCTTGGGTATGGCAAAGTTGACAGGCTCAGTCATCGCGTTCACTTGGCTGCCTTCCATAGCTTGGTGACGTTGTTGGCCAGCTCATCGGCTGACTCTTGGCCACGCTTGTCAAGCACCGCCATGATGTAGTCCCGCCTGCTGATCTGCGGTGTCTTCTTGCGCCTGCGGTTAACCGTGACCGGCAGCTTCTCCAGCACCCACTTGGCCTCGGTGTATGCCCGGTAGGCTTCGCTGTAGCTGCCCACAATGCTGCCATCTGGCAGCGTGATGAGCTTGGCATCTGGGTGTACCTTGCCGCATGCTGGGCAGGCCAGCTCATCTACCGAAGACACGGCTGATGATCTTCTTGCCAAGGCTTGGCTGCTCTGCCTGCCAGCGCCTCTCCAGCTCAGCTGTGAGCTGCTTGCGCAACCACTTGGCACCGCCAAGCTGGTGGAACATCTCACGCTGTCCAGCCGTTACCCGCGCATAGATCTGTATGTTCACACCGGTGATATCGCTTTTACCTCTTGGCATCGCTGTCCTTCAATATCTCTTCGTTAAGCTCAAACGCAATGCGCCTGACCGAGTCCAGCAGCTCTCTGAGGTCGGCCACCGTGTTCATCTCCCGCTCCAGCGCCTGCTTGAGCAGCTCAATCTGGTGCTGGAAGTTGCGGATCTCGCCGTTGGCCTCTTGGCTGTCACGCACAGTGCCCTCGTCGTCGCGGAACAGTTTGACGTAGCTGACATGCATCATTTTTGCTCCAAGAATTTCAACATCAACCACAACACAATCAGGGTCAGCAAGGATCCCATCAACATGAGTGCTACCACCCAAAAAACAGTCATCAACATGATTGCACCTCCAATGCCCAGTGTAAAAGCGCCAGCGCGTCTGCCTCATTGTCGTCAGTGACAGGATGGCCAAGCAGCTGCATGGCCTCGACCATGTCGTGCTTGCCTGCGTTGCCCCTCCCCGTCGCGTGCTTCTTGATTGTGCCCACCGGCACGCCTTGGTAGGGGATCTTGTGGTGCTCACACCATGCTGTCAGCGTGGCCATCAGCCCACCGTAGACATGCGCTGAGTCAGTTGACGCATGCCTGCGCACCTCCTCAAAGTACACCGCCTGCAGCTCGCCACCGACCGTGCCTTTGAGCTCACTGAGCCACTGCTTGAAGCGCAAATAACGCATGCCCCCACCTTCGTACCTGCCGGGTTTGAAGCTGGCCCAGCCATGCACAATGCTGCCGTCCATGGGCCTGCATGCCCAGCCCGTGGTGGTGCCCAAGTCCAGTGCCAATATGGTTTCATTCATGGCCCGAGCTCCGCAGGCTTGTCGCCCGTGGCCACCAGCGCCAGCTCAATCAGGTACAGCGGTACAGGTCGGCCTTCACGCACCCTGTCCAACAACTTGTGTGCTTCTTGTGGTGTCATGGCTGGCGCACCCCAGAGAGGAATCGCTGCAGCCGGGGCTGGAGCTCACCGTAGCGGGGCGCGAGCTGCTCACGCACACACTGGTCAATCAGGGATGACACGCTGCGGCCTTGGTCAACAGCTGCCTTGTCAAGCAGCTCCCGCGTGGCAGGGTGCAAGCGCATGAGAAAAGGTTTGAGTTTAGGTTTCATGGGCGCTGAGTGTATATCTACCTGATACCGCCTGCCCAGCCAAATGTGTTGTATTAGGGTAACTCCCTAGAAAATACTTGGTTTGGGTACTTCCAAAGCGATATACAAACCGTGCTATGATTCGCTCATGTTCAACAGGCAGATAAAGCCTACAGGAGTTCAACATGACCACACTAGCCCAACAGATCCAAGACATCGAGCGCCAGCTCCTTGTCATTGAGCACACAGCTGCCAACTACATCGGCGGTGACAAGGCCTACCACTCTGGCCAACAGACCTTCTTGAAGCCTGCAGCACAGCGCAAAGTTGACTTGCTCAACAAGAAGCTGGACGCATTGCTTGACCAGTGCGAGGCTTGATCATGTCCACCAAATACGTCGCCTACTACCGCGTTTCCACCGACCGCCAAGGCCAGTCAGGCCTCGGCCTTGATGCCCAGCGTGCAGCTGTGGCCAAGCACATCGCCGCCGCCGAGCTGGTTGCCGAGTTCACCGAGGTCGAGTCTGGCCGCAAGAACGACCGCGAGCAGCTGGCCGCTGCACTGGCCACCGCCAAGAAGGCCAAGGCCACCTTGGTGATCGCTAAGCTGGACCGCCTCGCCCGTAACGTGCACTTTATCTCTGGCCTGCTTGAGTCCGGCGTGCCCTTCGTCTGCGCCGACATGCCCGAAGCCGACCGCACCTTCCTTCAAATGATGGCCGTGTTTGCTGAGTGGGAAGCACGCAAGATCAGCGAGCGCACCAAGTCAGCGCTGGCGCAGGTCAAAGCACAGGGCCGCACCCTTGGCTGCCCCACACCCCAGATCGGCTCAGCCATTGGCGTGGCCAAGATCCAAGCCAAGGCCGACAGGTACGCCGAGCGCGTTGGCCCCATCGTGCGCGACATCATCACCAAGTCTGGCGCCGAAACCATGCGCGACATCGCAGCAGCCCTGCAAGCACGCGGCGTGGCCACACCACGCGGCAACACCAACTGGAACGCCTCACAGGTGTCCAACCTCTTGAAACGCATCTAAGGAGCGAAACCATGAAGCAAAAATTCAACACCGGCAAAGTGATCATCGGCTCAGCTCATGAGCCTGCCCTCACCCCAGAATCAGACCCTGACATGCTGCGCCTGCAGCGTGCCTTGCTGCCACCACCGCACAAGCTCGAAATCAGAGCAGCTGCAGCTGCCGACATAGCCCTGTATGTGGTGTCAGCCATCGCGTTGGTTGTGATCATCTTCGTATGAAGGTTGGCCAGATCCTGAGAGATGCGCAGCTCGACCTGTTTGAGCAGCGCGATGCCGACTTCTTGGCACGCTGCCGGGTAGTCGCTGCCGAGGTCTGCCGCCAGCATGGCAGTGTCAGTATCAATGATGTGCGCGAGCGAGTCCAGATCCCCGCGCACCTCCACCCATCTGTTCTGGGCGCGGTCTTTCGCACCAAACAGTTCGTCAAGGTTGGCCTTGTTGAGGCCAATCACCCCCAAGCGCATGCCAGAGTGGTGCGTGTTTATCAACTACAGGAGTAAGAAAATGGCAGGCAAACTGACCGACGACAAAGCAATGAGCGCATCGCGCTTACCCGGCCTGATGGGCTTCAGCAAATACAGCACACCCAATGATGAGCTGCAGTTCAGCATCAACGCCATTGACGGCAAAGAGCGCCCCGACATCGGCAACGAGGCCATGGGCTGGGGCAACACCTTGGAGCCGGTCATCCTGGTTGAATCAGCCAAGCGCTTGGGGATCACCGACTATGACACCCAGATCGGACACGCCTACACCCACAACGCTGTGGCCCTGTCGTGCTCGCTGGATGGCATTGGCTTTGGCCTTGGCCAAGAGATCTTCACCGACCCCGACAAGGGTATCTATGTGGTTGGCCAAGACTCAATCATTCTCAATGGACCCGGCGTTCTTGAAGCCAAACTCACCAAGACCATGCCCGAAGATGTGCCCCACCTTGCGCGTGGCCCAATCCAGCTGCAAGGCCAGATGCTGATCACTGGCCACAAGTGGGGCGCGGTGTGCGTGCTGTACCAAGGCATCGAACTGCGCGTGTTCTTGTTTGCCCCGCATGACGACACGCAAAAAGCAATCATCAAAGCTGTGCTGGCCTTCGAGCACAAGCTGCAAACCTACCGTGAGAGCGGTGCCATTGACTGGTACCCGCCTGAGACAAGCAAGGAGATGGATCGCATCTACCCGCAGGCCGTGGCCAAGGAAGAGATATCCCTTGACATGCAGGCCGAGCGCTTGGCCGAGCAGCTGCTGGCTGCCAAGTCTGTGGTCAGAGAAGCCGAGGCCTCAATTGACAACGCTGAGAAGCAGATCAAGGAGCTGATGGGGCAGGCCGAGCGTGGCCGAGCTGGCCGCTTTGTAATTAACTGGCCCATGCGCAACTATAAGGCGGCAGCCGAGCGCTTGGTGCCAGCCAAGGAAGCCTACTCTGTGCGCCAGTCCACGCTGACCATCAAGGAGCAGTCGTGAACCTGCAAGGCAGGCTCGACATCCAGCAGGCCTACGACGCATTTGTCGTGGCCATGCTCAATGCCACCGGCTGCACCGAGCCACAAGCCGAGGCCTTTGTCGAGGCTATGGCCCACCTGATTTTCACCACCATGCAAACCTACTTAACTGAGAGAGATCCAAATGGAACTAACCACCACTAACCGGGGCTTTGCGCCAGCCACCCTCACCGAGGCCATTCAATTCAGCGACATGCTGGCCAGCTCCAGCATGGTGCCTAAAGCCTACCAAGGCAAGCCCCAAGACATTCTGGTCTGCGTGCAGTGGGGCTATGAGATGGGGCTGGCACCCATGCAAGCCCTGCAAAATATTGCTGTGATTAACGGCAAGCCATCGGTCTACGGCGATGCCATGATGGCGCTTGTGCAGGCCAGCGCAGTCTGTGAAGACGTTGAAGAATTCTTTGAAGGCGAAGACACACCCAACCCGGTAGCCGTCTGCGTGGCCAAGCGAAAAAATCGCAAGCCAGTGATTGCCAAGTTCAGCCTTGAAGATGCCAAGCGAGCTGGTCTGTGGGGCAAGCAGGGCCCGTGGTCGGCATATCCGAAACGCATGATGCAAATGCGAGCTCGCGGCTTTGCGCTGCGCGATGCCTTTCCCGATGTGCTCAAGGGCTTGATCAGCGCCGAAGAGGCAGCCGACTATCCTGATGAGGCCAAGCCACGGCCAGTGGCCAAGCCAGCCAACCCGCTGGATCTGGTGGCCAAGCCGGAGCCGGTGGCCATACCTGTGCAGACCAGCGATCCGGTCATTATTGAAGCAGCGCTGGCCGACACGGTTGAGCCAGAGCTGGTGACAGTGCAAGCTGAAGCTGAAGAGCTGCAGCCTGCTGATACCGTGGCGCGGTTTGGGTATGCCTTGATGGTGCCCGGCAAGGAAGAGGCCTTCTCAATACATGATGACTTGGATCAGTGGGCAGATGCCTACGAAGATCTGGCCGACAAGACAGCCAGAGCTGGCAAGCGGCCTGCACGCGAGCGCATGACCGCGCTGAAAGAACTGCGCTTGGCCAACGAAGACACCATCGGGCGCATTGACATGGTCAAGCGGATCAGGCACACAGCCAGCTACAGCCAGCGCATCAAAGCGCTGGGTGCATCGCAGGGTTAAGCTACCAAGCCTGTCAAGTATTGAGTCTTACCTGCCACCTTGGTGGCGGTGAGCTCTTGCTTTTTGAGGTTGGCTGGATCGTATGACACATGCACCCATCCGCTGTCTGGAATGCCGGGTGTGTAGAACTCAAGAATGAGCTGCGTGTACTCAAGGTTGTCCATGATCCACTGCGCCAGATCGGCATTGGCCACGCCGGGTATCTCAATATCGGCTGCTCGGCCAAGGCAATGGTCTGAGGTCTTCGACCCTCCGACCGCTGCATTCGACTCAGGACTGCGGAACCCAGAGTTCACCTTGACACCCTTGCCGTAGTGGTCGCGCACAGGCTGCAGCACCTTCTCGCACAGCAGGCGCAGGGCCTCAGTCTCAGCTTCACCGGGTGTATTGTCAAAGCCCATGCGCAGGGCTGTCTCTGACTTGGTCAGCTCATGCAGGGAAAAATTAGCGGTTAGGTTCATGGTTTCCTTTCAGTTGTTGGCCAAGAGTTGGTCAGGGTTCTTGAATCAGTGGCGTGTCCATCAGCTTTTGTCGCCAGCTCTTCAAGAGCTGCAGCACACTGGTCGAATAAGGCTGCGGCGGTGGCGGCGTAGTCTCTGCTGGAGGCGCAGGTAGCTGTGGGCAGGGCGGTGGTGGCGGTGTTGATCTGGTTGCGCAGCCCGTCACGCTCAGCGCGAGCAGCAGCAGCAGCGGCAGCATTGTCTTGAGCACGCTTTGCCGCGAGTCGTAGTGCGTCATCTTTTTTCCTTTGCATCTCGGTGGTTTGTTCCATGGCCTGCGCAGTGGCAGCGGCCACAGCAGCCGCGTTGGCCGCCTCAATCGCAGCAATCTCTGCATCCTTGCGCCAGCCCTGCACAGCAAAGCCAGACGCAAAGGCAGCCGCCAGCATGGCAGCAGCGATGGCCAGCTTAAGCATCGTTCATCTTGCCGCGAATGTAGGCAGTGGCTGCCATGAAGGCGACCACGATGGTGCCCATCGCAGCAGCAAAGGTTGTGGCCAAGCCCATGATCAGCTGCACCCGCGAGTCGGTGATGTAGGGCAAGCACAAGAACATGATGATGGCAAACGGCAGGCCCATGGCCACCCACGCCATGACACGCTGCTGGTCGGCCAGCTTGTCCATGTTCTCAATCTGCATCATGCGCTCGCTCTTTGCGAGCTCGTCATCAGTCACAACACCATCATGGTTGGTGTCAAACTGGTCGTACATTGATCCTTTTTCAAGCTGCTTACTCATCCTTGGTTCCTTTCCTTTGTTGTTCCACTTGCCGTCTAAGTTTCTCCACCTTCTCAATCGACTGCTTGGCCTCGTTCTTTGTTTCCAACACGTCGAGGTACAGCATGGCCAACAGCGGCAGCATCAGCCCAGCGAGCAGGCAGGCCGCGATCCACCCCATCAAGTCTTGCTCCAGCGACCGATCAGGAGGAGCCACAACCACAGGTAGAGGAGGAATAGGGTAGTCACTACTACCACCGCGAGCTTGGCTTGCAGATCTCTTTCCTTTTGCCTGAGTTGCCATGCTGCTTCCCGCTTTTGTGCCTCTTGTTTTAGTCTGGCTTTTTCCTGTTCCTCTTTGATGACTTCTCTCATCTTGAAGACCTCGCTGTACAAGGCACCCATGCCGGGGGTCTGGTACACCATGACCTCTCTGATCTCAATCTCCAGCTCAGACATCTGCTGCAGCGCCAGCACTCGGTTCATGGCAGCGATGTTGTGGTTCTGGTCGGGGTCATAAACTGTCTTGCTCTGCTCCTCCTCAAGTCTGATCTTGGCCGCTAGTTTTTCTTGAAGCGTGAAAAACTCGCTGAGATGCTGGACGATATCTGCTTTGATTTTTGTCTCATCAATAGCAACGTACTTAGACTTATTCTTTGCGCGTGCAGCCACAGGAGTCGGCTTTGCAGGCTTAGTTTTTCCCTTGAAAAACGCAATGATTGGGCCAAGGAACCCGTGTACCTCTTGAGCAATCCCAGCAACTTCGTCATAGGTTTCCTTTATTTCGACAAAGGATTCCTTTGCCTGCTTGTAAAGCTCGCACCCCTCCCGGATGTTCTTCACCAAGGCGACAGCAGCCAGAGCAATGGTGAGCGGCATGATGCATCACAGCTTTAACACCAGCGTCATCAGCATGCCAATGATTGCCGCGCAGCTGCCGATCAGGATCTGCTCAATGCGCTTGAGTCGAGCGTTGATGCTCTCATAGCGCAGCTCACACACGGCTTCGTGCGTATCCAGACGGGCTTCTACGGGGGTCATGTTGGCCATCCTTGTGCAGTTACCACAGCAATCAAAGCAGGTACATCAGCACAGCCTTGGATGGCAGTCACAAGCCTTGTGCATTCAGCAATCACTGCCGCCCTGTATGTCACAGTATCAGCGGGTATATCCACGCTACGCTCAACCTTGCGAATCACCATCCAATCAGACTGAGACAGCAATTTGTTGGCGGTGTCTTTGACCTGTGCAATCCATTGATGTTTGAGTCCATGCTGAATGTATGGTTCACCTTGCTCTGGTGTGACGGTGAGGTCATCTAGTTGTTTGGGATTGTCTGCACTCCAATAAAAGCGGTCATCGTATGTGGTGGTCACATCTGCCACCTCTGTGATGCCAACAGCATTCTTCTCTGCAATGCTGGTCAAACGTAGCCAGTTGGCGGGGTATGAAGTTCCATCAATGGTGAATGGTGTGTCGAGTGGAAGTGGATTGCCGTTGAGTAAAAACATGAGTTACCTCGCAAGAGAAAGTTTGTTTAAGTATTTGATAGCTTTTTCCAATAATTCTGTATTGTCTCGCATCAAGCCTAAAGCACGATTACAGCAGTCACAAAGCAATCCACGAACCTTGCCTGTTGTATGGCAATGGTCTATGTTTAATCTAGTTTTGTGCTGGTCTTTGGGTGGCTCTGCTTTACAAATAGCGCACTTGCCATCTTGAGCAAATAACATTTCCTCGTATTCTTTAAAGCCCATTCCGTAACTGCGTTTCATGTGCAGTTCAAGGTCATATTCTTTTGTTTGGCTACGACCATGTTTATATGCTGGAGCATCTTTACCTTTACGCAATTGCAAACAACCGCAGGATTGAGTTCTGCCTGTTGCCATTTGGCTAAACCCTACAATTTTTTCAGTTCCACAATCGCACATAACTCGATATTTAAAACTGCCGTTTCCTGTGCGTGATTCAGTTTTTTCCAATAGCGTAAGCATCGCTATCTTTGTGCCTGATTGGTCTTGATGAAAGCGTCCTTGTGGCATAGTATTCCTCAACGCCCGAGAGCCGATTTAAACGGCACTTCGGCAAAGGCGGCATAGATTAGGGTGTTTGAGGTGTTTATGTCACCCCAACTTAATCGAATCTTAAATCCGTTTGAAAGAAAATCAACGCCACCAGCAATACCCGTAGCCCCGCTGTTTTCTGAATCAGCAGTGTTTGGTGCTAATTTTTCACCTGTTACGTTGTATGTACTTCTTGCTGAATCAAACACCACCCATGTTCCGCCAGCAACTACTGATGATTTAATAAGTAAATATCTTGGCCTAAATCCAAGGTACACAAAAGGGCCGTCAGCAGAGCCATTGCCTGTGTAGCTACCAAATGCTGAATAGCCAGCTATTGCGGAAAAGCAGTAGGCAACTAAAGTATTAGTTGAACCATTGATGTTGCTGTTTGTGCCTACGCTAAAGACAGAACTAGTTGGTGCTTGTCTAAACATAGTTCCCGAAGCATTTGTCAATTTGGCGCTTGTATCAAATTGATAATAATCTGATGACCATGTAAATCCGCTGGAGTCAAACGCAATTATCCAAGACGAAACAGAACTTCTGTTTTTGACAATAATCATTTTTGGCGCAACACCCAAGCCATGACCAACAGTAGCATTTGCACCTGTGCCTGTATAAGTCACCACGCTAAAGCCAGCAGTGGGGTTTGCTCTTACTTGTGCTGAGATTGACCCGCTGGTGTTGGTTACAGTTGAGCCGCCAGCGTTCCATTGCCAAGCCGCAAATGTACCGCCCGATATGTTGACTCTGTTATGGTTTCCAGAAACTGTAAAGCCATTTGTATTGAATGAATCTTGTCCTTCTCCTGACCCTTCTGCGGCTGTTGTAGATGAATATAAAGACAGCCCTGCTCCACGAACCGCATCAAATAAGTCATGGTCATAAGCGGCATTTCTTCGTTTAATCCAAACCAAATCAGGTTGCATTGATATGCCATTAACAGCATTGCTTATGTTTTGACTTGCCCCTGTGCCTGTGTAAGTCGTAGCCGCCATGTAATTAGCACCATTGCTAATCGTAGGTGTAGGCAGATTCTGCGTGTTCAGTGCTTTAAACCCTGTAGGTGGTGTGTAGCTGAATGGGCGTTGACCGAAGTTGGCTGCGTGTGTAATGTTTCCATTGGTTGTCGCATAGTGTGCAATCAACAATGGAGTCATCTGACGGTTTGCGGTAAATGTCCCTGCTTCATTTGTCCCTGCCGCTGGGTCACCTGAACCAAACCAAGTGTTATTTTTTCCAATCCAAAATTTTCCAGCATCAAAATCAATGGCAAGTTGGAACAAACCGTTTGTGGCATCTGCTCCAGATGCAAATGAAGTCGTTGTGCCGAACACCATTTTTGCTTCGCCAATGCCAGCAGAATCGTTACGAATCAGTAAGCCGCCCATCTTGGAGAAGTAATTCGACATATCTCCAGCGATAGTGTCAGAATCAGTCCACCCGGCAAATCCAATGGAATTAACACCAAGCGAAGAAATGTCATCCTCAAAATAGTATTTGCCCGTACTAAAAGATATTGTTCCTTTTACCCCCGCCCACGTTACAGCAACACTAGCCGTTGCGTAGGCCAGATTTCCGTTTGTCGGAACGGGGGCGTTCGTTGATGTTGAGCGGTCTAACGGATTCAGCGTACAGTAATTTCCCCGCCCATTGTCACCATCAGCATACGGCGTAGGCACATCCAGCATGGAGTCGTATGTCACACCAGCAGATACACTGATGCTGTTACTTGTCCAATAGTTTCCATTACCAGAAAAGTCTTTTCCAATACCTACGTTGCTAGAAGTAGTAACTGCACTGTTGTCGGAGAAGTTGAGATAGAAGCCATTTGTGCCGTATGTACCAGCATACTTCTTTGGTTGCCATACGCCAGTGACAGCATTGGTTTCGCCAAAGGATGATGGTGTCAGGGCTTGTCCGTCAATGAAATTAATTTCGGTGAGGTAGCCGTCAAAATACCATTGACTTGCATTTGAACGCCTACCAATATACAAAGGCATTGAAGCAACATTTATATTTGGCACAGTATTTTGTGCTGGGTATGTTGCTGTTGCATACGAACACTCAACACCATTTACATAAATTCGAACTCTATTGGCGGCTGTTGCTTGTGTTGTATCAACAGACAAAATAACATGATAATAAGCAGATGGGTCACGATAAACAGCATTGGTTTGAATTTTCCATGCGGCTGTTTGACCATCATAAAACTCAAGAGTATCTGCGGCAGCAGATGAATTTCCATACCCAAAATAATGTATCGCTGTTGAATTATCTCCAGCCAAAAGTGATGAGGTTACTCCCAAAGAACCTCTTTTAACCCATAAACTGTAAGTAAAAATTTTGTTATTTGTTACAGAACTTGAATTTGTCCGATTTAAATAAGCACTTGCACTTGAGCGCAGACGCACACTGCGGCTGATTTGATAGCCCTCGGGGCCAAGTAGTAATGGCAGCGCGTCAATCATTTGACATCACTCACAAGTCGAGCTGTAATCCTAGATGCACTCTCTACGAAGTAGACCAACACATCCACTGCATTGGCAGTTGTAGTCAAAGTTGGTGCCGTTCCGTTGGGAAATTTCCAATTACTGCCATAGGCTAACGTCCTACTGCCGGTGCCATCTTGGACAATCCTAATTGCACCACTCTGGCCTGCGGTCTGGTTGCTCGGATTAGCCAGCGTCCGATTGCCACCTAGCGTTACTTGGAAGTGGTTGGTCGTGGCAAAGTCAGCGGTGATCGTCGTGCCGTCTGTCAGCGTTGTGATAGCTCCGCGCTGCGCTGCGGTGAAGGTCTGAACAACATCAGTCTTGGCTGTGTCAGCATCGTAGGCTTGAACATCCGTACCAATGGCCAGCCCCAAGAATGTACGGGCTGATGCGCCGCCAGCACCCAAGGTGGTGAGGTCGGCATCGTATGCCTGTACGTTTGTGCCAATTGCAAGGCCAAGGTTTGTCCTGACAGTTGTCGCAGATGCAGTCAGCTCAGACAGGTTATTTGCTGTCAACAAATACGCAGCGCCAGACACATACGCAGCCACCCAAGCAGAGCCGGTGTACAGGCGCATCTCAGGTACTGTCGTGTTGTAGTACAAAGCGCCAGCAAGCAAAGCATTGCCGTCATTGTCTAGCGTGGGGTCGCTGGCCTTGGGGCCAAGGTAGCGATCATCAAAGTTGTCATACGCAGCCAAGGCTGAATCGCGTGCAGCTTCAGCAGCTGTCTGCGCGGCCTGTGCTGCCGTCGCATTGCCTGCAGCTCCTTGGATGGCCACAATGTTGGTTGCGTTGGTGTTGACCGCTGCAATGTTTGTGGCCACCGTTGTGACGTTTGCTGAGTTGCCTGCCACGGTAGTGACGTTTGAAGAGATGCCTGCAACTGTGGTCACGTTTGAAGAGATGCCTGCGACGGTCACAATCTCAGTATCAATGGCAGCCACTACAACAATCTCATCTGCAATATTTGCAATTGCTGTCACCTCAACCGCAGTGTCTCCGGGCTCCGGGTTTCCATTTGCATCAAAGGCCAAGTACTTGTTGGCACGGTCTGCCGCCCTTGGTAGGGTCATGTTGATGGTGGTTGGGTCAGTCTGTGGCGCGGTCAACGCACGCTGCAAACCTTCAGCATTCTGCTGGGCAAAGATAGTCTGCTGGTCAAGCTCGTCGTTAAGCGTGTTGGCAAAGAAGTCGCCACCCGTTGTGAAGTCAGTCGCACGCGCAATGGTGCGGTTGCCAACAATGGCGTACTGGGTTGGACTGACTGGAGACAAGGCCAAGCCAGCAGCTGTGATGGTCACCGAGCCCGTGCCATTGGCAGCAATGCTCACCGTGTAGTGGGTGGTCAACGTCAGCAGCGTGTCGTTTTTGAAGACCGCAATGTCGGTGTTGGCCAGGATCTCAAAGGTGAAGGCGTAGGGGCCAGCGCCGCCAGCGCCACTTGGCGCATATACAACTCGGCGGGTTACGTTACTGATTGGTACTGCCATGATGCAATCCTTCCTGTTGGGAATTGTACGGTTTTAATCGGGTTTGTAATAGAGTCCATTAGCCTTGCGAAGCTCTGCAATCTCTTCAATCTTGGCCTGCAAAGCTGGATCTTCCATCTTCAATTGTTGCTTGGCTGCATCCATGTACTTGGAGTGCACACGCTGCACAGTCTTTTGCTGGTCATCCAACGACAGCAGGTCAAAGCCCGGTGTCTGCATGATGTTCAATATCTCTTGCTTGGATGGCAGCTCTTTGCCGTAAATGGTCAACAGCCGGTTGTATTGAAATGCGTTCACCTCGACCCCGTCAACCTTGCGCTCTGGCATGCCAATGGGTGAGCCCATGCGCACCAGCAAGTCGTCCACCTCAGAGAATTGCTGGGGTGTAACGCGGGTGGGCAGCACCATCTCATAGGCTGCGCCTGTACCTGACTTTGTTGCATCGCCCCACAGGTTTAATGTGTCCGGCAGATCTGCGTTGAAGTAGGGTATGCGCGACTTGTACTTGTTAAACGCTTCAACAAATCCACGCACACCCATAGGCAGCTCTGGGCTGGCGCGGGTATCTTTGTTGGTTGGGTCTGACAGGCGCTCAATGCCAGCCAGAAAAGAACTGTAGACACCAGCTGGTGAACCACCAATAACAAAGCCCCCAAACTGTTTGACTAAACCATCAACAACTTTCTGGCCATCAACCGCGCCCTGTTGGGTGGTGCCAAGCAGCTTCGCCACTTCGGCCACACCTTGTAGGTAGGGCTGCTCTTTGAGGTATTCATACAAACCATAGGTGCCGCCCAAGAATACCTCTTCGATCTTGCTGGCATCAGTCTCATGCTGGGCGTACTCAGCATAGTCAGCGGCCACGGCCAGCAGCGCAGAGACAGGCTCCATGCCGTTGTAGCTGTAGTACTTGTCACCAATCTTGAGCGAGTAAGGTTGCCAGCCGTCGCGCATCAATGCATCTCGGTCAGCCTTGCGAGATGGGCCGCGCCCAGTAATCTTTCCCTCTCCAGCCAAAGCCGCAAAGGTGGCCAGCACAGCAGATCCAAGGGTCACCTTGGCCAAGGCCATGTCGCGATACACACCGCCCTTGGCGATCTCTTCACGCCACTGCGAAGACAACGGGGCAAATGGGGTGCGCTCAATAACCTGTAAACCAATGTTGGCTGGGGTCTTGAAGAACGGCACCACAATTTTCAGCGCTGGATGGTTGAACGTCTGCTGCAGATTTTTGAGTGCTGGTGGCAGCTCGCTTGTAAAGGTACCCTTTTGAGCAAACAGTGAAGCGGCCTCGTCTAAGTCACGGGGCGGGTTCTGAAACAAGCTGATAGCTTCAGCCTCGGCCTTGGCCAACGCATCCGCTTCCGGCATGCCAGAATCGAGCGCTTCGCGGTAGATCGACTTGCTGCGGCGGGTGATCTGGGTGTTGAGCTCCATGCGATACAGCACGCCTTTGAAGAATTCATCCTCGGCCATCAGCATTCTGCCGGGCAAAGTGACCGCTGTGCCATAGTAATCAATGGCCTTGCCGAACCACTTGTCTTGCTCAATGCCAAAGCCAGCCGAGCTGATTGACGGCAGGGTGGTGCCCCGTTGCGCCTCAATCTTGCTCATCAAGTCATTGGGTTGATTGTTCTTGAATGCAGTGCTGGCCAGATCAAAGCCTTCAACCAGCCCGTTGCGCAGCGACTGGATCATGGTCAGCGCTTCGTCGTAGGCAATCTTGTCTGCTTCACTGCCGGGCACCAGCGCCTTGAATGAGCGCACGCCGGGTGGCAGCACGTTGCTGTAGAAGGCAGCCATCAACCGCTCTGGTATTTGATACAAGCCAAAGGTGGTGTTTGACACCACGTTCTTGGCATGCGACACAGGGCTGGACAGTAAGCCGTTGATGTAAGTGGTGAACCACACATCCTTCAAGCCCGACATGGTTGACTTCTCAACCAGCGCATTGCGAGCAGCACGCGACTCTATAGTCAGATAGGACTTGGCCATGTCGGACAGGGCAGCGTCGCCACCATACTCGTCGATCACTTGGCGCACGATAGCTGCATTGCCGTCGCGGGGTATGCGGAACACAGCCAGCGATCTGGCAGTCTCGGTCTGAATGCCCTTGACACCGCGCTGAACCAAGCCGTGGAAAGCGATCTGCTGGCGCAGCTTGAGCTTATCAACATCGGTGGCCGTGCCGCTGTTGACCATCTTGAACAGCTTGTCGAGTTCGTTGGCGCTAGACTCCAACACCTCAAGTGCTTTGTAGGTTTCAACTGCGTTGGCCATCATGCGGCCATCGCTGCCGATCAGACGCGATAAGAATCCCTCGCTGATGCCAGATTCTGCGGCCTTGTCTTTAATCTCTTGGAAGGTGACTGCCTTGGTTCTGATATTCAGCGCATCAGCCACGCCACCAACAATGGCAGCTGCATCCTCGGTCTGATAGCGCGACAAGTTGAAGGGCTCATCAGGCGTGCCGCCGGGCTTGCCTTGGGTGACACCAAAGGTTTGACGGCGACTGACAGCGCGGCCAACCTCCTCAGTCAGCGCTTGATCAGCCTCGGGGATCAGCTTGAAGCGGCCAGCCTTGGCTGCGTCAGGCAACTGGCCTTCTGGTGTGCGTGCGGCTTCTGGCACCAAGTTGCGCTCGGCCTTGGTAGCCTGCTTGGTAATCAGCTTACGAATGGCAGCATCGATGGGGCCAGCGACTTGGATGCCTTCTTCCATGGTGGGCGTGCCGGGTTCGGCAGTCAATGGCATCTCAGCGTCACCGGCTTGGTCAGCGCCGGGCATGGGTTCTAAAGGGACTTCTTCAGCTGGCGTGCTGGTCGCAGCGCCCGGCAAGATCTGGCCAAGTCGTTGTTCAAGAGGGCTTTGTTGGATGGCCATTATTCAGCTCCAGAGGTTGGAGCTGCACCGCCCCGTTTTATGCTTGCTCGTTTTCTTGCGGGAGGTTTTTGGGCTCCGACAGATCTGCCGGTAGCTTGGCTTGCACCAGCTGCTTCCAGAGATCCAGCTCCGCTGGCGGTATTGAGTTTGGTGCCGAAGGTTGCGGCAAGTTCGTCGATTCGATCACGGTTGACTCCCGGCCATGAGTACCACGGTTTTCCGAAGTACGGGTTAGCGCTTCCATCAGGTAGCGTATCTTTGCTGAAATATTTTACACCCGGAAAGTCAGCTGGGATGATATTATTTTTCTTGTCCATGACCTGCTCAAAAAGAGCATCAAGTCCCGGCTTTGTAAATTCGTAGTCGTCGCCCTTGGACGTTGGAAATACAAACTTGTTGCCACCCTCTGGGGTGCGCTCATAGCTGATGCCAAACGCACGCTCATGCATACGGCCTTCCTTGACAGGCACATTGGCAAACGGGTTGGCTTCACCCTTGGCTGACTTGACAATAGTTTCCAATGTTGGATGCGCGACCTCTTGTCCAGACGACAGCACCCAGCTTTCCCAGTGGTAACGACCCAAGCTGGCTTGATCGGCTCGGCCAACATTGGCGTAGAGCTGATTGACGCGAGCGCCAAGGGATCGCTCCAATCCCTCATAGATGGCCAGTCCGGGGCCACCATCAAACAGGTGAGCCACATCGTCGTAGATCTTTTCGCCACCAGCAAACAAACGGTTGATTTGGATGCGATCCAATACCATGACATCTTCGCGGCCAGACACCAACAAAGCAAAGGACAACACTTTGTTCTTGATGCCAACATCTTGCGCCAGACCGTAGAAAGCCCGGCGAATCTGTGGCCCCGTCATGTTGGGATCTGCAATCATGTCGTGCAAGGCCTGCAGCTTGGTGCGTTTATCAGGCAGCCTCTCTGACATCTTCGGTAGGAATGTGCGCAAGAAGTCATTAGCATTGGATGTCACCATGTTGCCGGGGCTGCCGGAAGGAATTGATTGCTTGATCATCTGCAAGCCAGCATCAATGTCAGCTTGGCCATACTCACCACGCAGCGCCTTCTGAATCAATGGGGTCATTGACTCAGCCAGATCAAGGAACCCTGATTCATGCGGGTATGCAGACGCACGGCGCGACAGCATGGCCCACATCATTAAACGGCCTGTAGTCTCGGGGCTTGCTGTGCCATCGGTGTAGATCTGCTTGAATTTGTCTACCACTGCAAAGCCACGGTTGGCCTCATCCAGTTGGCCCTTGGTCATTTGGCCAAACCAGTTAGACCATTTGGGCATATCGTTGGCATTTTCAATCATCCAGTGCGGTGGTATTGGCACCTCATTGGAGTTGTAGACCGTGGCCAGCATTGCAGAAAATCGTTCTGGAGATTCAAGCGGATCTGGAAAGGATTGAGCAAGCCCATCTAATCTGACTGTTGCTTCTTCATAGTTGCCGGGATTAACCGCGTTGGGAATGTTTTGCGTCTTGCCCTCTGGCTTGTATGCGCCAGTGATCTTGACGCGATACTCGGGCGCAAGTTGCAACACTGGAGCTTTTGTCACCTTGTCAGATAGTTTGACTGAACCTTTGTCAACCTTTGCTGCAGTGCTTGCGGTAACACTAGACCACTCTGCTAATGGCACAACGCCAACATTTATTGGCGTGCCAAGTTTCTCCATGCTCTTGACAACCATCTCTCCAGCTTTAGGGCCAAGTTTCTTAACAGCAGTTCGCCCAGCTATACCTGCGCCTTTACCAAGACCAGCAGCATCCATTCCTAAAAACATAGTGTCGGCCAATTGCTCCTTGCGCCCGGTCTTGATCATTGGCACACTGGTCATCTCAGGCACTCTCATCGGTGCATTGCCATAAGCCCACTCTTCAAGCTCTTCTGGCGATTTACCCATAAGCAAATCACCCACACCCATACCACCCAACAACGGCACAAATTGTTTGATCTCATACTCGTTGGCCAGATCACGCACACCACGCACAAAGTCAGCCACGCCGCCCATGACTGGATTGCGCGGCGTTGGGCCAATGGTTGCCCCGGCATCTGATACGGTTCCTGATGGGCCAGCAGCCAGCATCACATCGCCTTCTTGCCTGCCGGGCATGGTTTGCTCTGGCATTGTAGGTTCAACAGGCATATCAGGAAACTGAAAAGCAGTCAGAGCTGACAGGTACTTGTCTTCAATCGGGCTGTAAGCCATTACTGTCCTCCCTCTGCTTGCTTGAGTAGTTGCTTGATGCGATTAAGCTCTTGCAACTTTTTCTTGTCTGTGCCAGCTTTACGCTCAAGAGCTGGCAA